GACCGTTCAACACACCAGCAAAAGTATTGCCTGTATCGTCAACATTCAAGTTGTTGCTGTTAAGAGCAGGAGCGTAATCAAGAACACCAGCCATTTGAAGAGCAGAAGCTACATCAGATGAACAGATGATCATGTTACCTTTACCACGACGTGTTGCTTTTGCAATTTGGTTAGCTTCACGTTCAACTTGGAACATCAAACCTTTGAACTTCTCAACAGACCAACGACCGTTAGAATCTGTATCCAAGTCGAAACGACCTGTTGTTGTTGTGTTCTCTGTAGCACCACGTGTAGCAGTTACATTGATTGTACGAACAACTTCACGGTTGATCTCAGCAAGAATTTCAGCAGAAAGAATGTTAGACAATTCTGTCTCTGCGTCTAGACCATGGATTGCTTTCAAGTCTTGTGCAAGTTCCATTGAGTATTCTGCTTTCAAAGCACGTGATTTAGCTGTAACTGTAACTTTCTCGATAGAGAATGCCATTTCAGCAAATGCAACGTTGCCAGAAGAACCAAGAGCTTCTGCTTGAGCTGTAGACATACCAGAACCGAAGTTATAGATGCCTGTTTCAGCCAAGTTAGCTGTACCAGTTGTTGTATTACCTGGATATGTACCAACCATTTTTTGGCCAAGTGTGTTAGCACCAGAAACAACAGAAGAGAATGATGTGTTAACTTCATTGTAGAAGTTTTCTGTTGCAGAGTTGCCTTGACTTGTGTACTTAGAACGCATAGCGAAGATCAAGCCTGTTGGGCCTGTCATTGGCTGAACACCGCAGATGTCATAAGCAATCAAGTTAGGCATTGCACGACGAACCAAGCTAATCAAAACTGGATCGAATGTATCAATGTCAGCACCTGTTGCGTTAGCTGGGGCTGCTTCTGTCAATGTTTGTGGAACATATTGATTAGCTTCACGAAGAGCTTTTTCTGTGTTCTCTAGAACAACAGCTGTCACGCTTCTACGGTGAATGTCTTTGATAGGGGCCAAGTCTGGGTGAGCCAGGATTGGCTCCCACTTTCTTTGGATGTCTTCTTGCAAGTTCATGTGGATCTCCTTAGAGGGTTAATATGATTTTATTTATACTTTTGAAGTACGCGCGATTGAATTAAAGTAGCGTTTAATTGAAGGATCTTGGAAAGAAACTTGTTTTTCTTCGTTTAGATCATTGTTACCAATCGCTTCATCTTCTTCTTTCAAGTCTTGATCAGCTGGTTTTGCTGGGAAATAGTTTTCCTTAACAAGAACCAACTTTCTTTTATAATTATCTGTTCCGTCAAAGTCAATACCCTCTGCTAGCTGACGAAGTTTCTCAACTTGTGTCATAACTAGACCTTCTGCAACTTCATCAAAGATTTCATGCTTTGAGTATTCGCTGATCGACTTAGACAATTCAATATTCTCATTGATTTGATCATTGAGTTTTTCTTCCAACTTTTCAACAGTTGCTGTTAGCTCTTCTAACACGTTCAACTTGTCTTCTGGAATTTCGATGTAGTTTTCAGCAAACAACTTCTTCATGCCATCCATGAATTCTTCTGTGATTTCTGTTCTCAAAGAATGTTCGATAGCAACTTCGTTCTCTTTCATCCACTGCTCAACGCAGTAGTTCAAATAGTCGTCTAGTTTAGAAGACATCTCAGCAGACACTTCTTCAAGAGCTTCTTCTAACTTTGTAGAATATTGTTCTTCTAGTTGTGCTACTTCTTCAGAAAGACGAGCTTGAATAGCTGCTTCGAAAATAGTTGAAGCTTTTTCTTTGAAGTCTTCGGAAAGATCTTCACCATTAAACATAGCGTCGATATGCTCTTTCATTGCTGCGCCTTTCATTGCAACTGTTGCTTTATTTTGAGCAGACATATCACCAGTCGGAGCTGAGTTGTTTTGTGGATCAGTTTCTTCTTGATCACCAGCTACTGTCTGAGGATTCATGTCGCCTTGACTTTTAGAATTAGGCAGTGTGGTTTTTTTTGTGCCAGCATCAGGAACCATAGAGACTCCTGTAGCGCCACCACCCACTGATAATTCATCTAATTGTTTTCTTGTTGCCATTTATAACTCCTTAAATGTTCTTTTATTATTTATATTTTAAATTCTTACAGTGAGCGAAGGAATTCAGAAAAGACTTTAATCTTTTGTTCTTCTAGATTACGACTAGAAGTCTTTTGAATTTCCTTTTTCATCTCTTCAAGCTTTTGTGTCTTGAGGATACCGTTATCCCAAACCCATGCAACTCCCTCCATGATACCTCTAACAAAAGCATCAGGAGCAGATGGATCAGCAACTATATCAGCTGCAGTAGCTAGATGAAAGTCATCTTGCACTTCATTGATGCCTTCTCTATTTGCAACAAGTGAACCCAAGCCTCTTGAAGAAACACCGAGACATCCACCTTCGCTCATCAAATTTTTAACAATCTGACCATAAGGAGTATCCATAATCTTTGCTCTACCAATAAAGTTAGAACCTTCTCTTACTAGCTTTTGGGTCATGTGCGAAACACGCTCTAGATTAATGTTAGGACCAGAAGGATGACCTAGTTCGCCAAATGCTCTGTTTTCTTTGATATATTCTTTATTGTATCTATTAACTTCTCTTTCAAGAATATCACCACGATACAACCTACCATTACGGTTTGCAATGTCAGCTTGCATGAAGATACCTTCAATAAAGAAATGCTTCTTACCTTCTTTTTCTTCTACGAGAAAGTTTACACTTTCGTTAACTTCACACATTAGTCTCATTTTGGTTCCTCTTAATACTCGCTAGTGAACGACGATACTTTTTGAAAATCAATAATCAATGTACAATTGGATGATGTGCAATTCACAACAACGTTTGCTGCTGAATCTATTTGAAGTGCTGAACCACCTCCAGCATAATCAATATAATCAGAAGCATTGTAGATGTTGATAGTGTTGGCACCACGAGCAATCTTCCAATAGCCGTTGTCTAATCCGTACCAAACTTGGTTGATATGAAGACCAGTTACAGTCTCACCTTCAATACCAGTATTAGCAGATGCAACAGTCATCTCTGTATTAGATGTGAAAAGTACAACATACTTTCCACCCTTTTGATTAATTAATGTTCTACTCGCCATCTTGTAGCTCCAATTGTTCTAAGAATTCGATCATCTGATCTGGATCTTCTTCAAGGATCTGTTCAAAGATCTCTTTGTTTTCATCAGATAGATTTTCATAGATTGTGTTTAACAATTGAGTCAACTCTTCGTCTTCTGTCAATTGTTCTGCTTCTTCTTTCATTGCAATAGGCTTTGCATATTCACCAGATTGAAGAATGCGATCATTTAAATCTTGAAGTGATCTGTGCATGTCTTTGATATCACCTACATGGCCCCAGTGTGGCTCACCTTTGTTGTAATTCTTTTTGCTTGTCACGTTATCGTAGTGATCTGACAAACCTTTTTGAATGTTCTTCAATAGCTTAGAAGATTCATTGTGGTAGTGTTGGAATTGCTTTGCTGCAACTTCGCCTTCTACTAACTCTTCTGTTTCTTCTGCAACCTTCTTAGCTGTAGCAGTTGCAATTGCCATCTTCTTAGACATTGGCATCTTTGGATTTTCACGCTCGATAGCTTTTGCTACTTCCTCGCGTTTCTTCATCTCTGCTGGTGTAAGAGTCTTCTCATCCAACTCTTCTTCTGTGATTTTGTTTCTACCGATGACTGTAACACGCTTGAGTTTAGCACCCATTTCAACAGCATCATCTAGTTCTGAATCAGATAAGTGTTCACCAACTGATATACCATCTGATAATTCATCACCTACTGCATGTACTTTATGTTTTCCTTTGCCAACATCTTGTACATGAAGTGCCATTGGGTGTAGTCTTTTAGTAGACTTTTCCTCGTAAACCTTCTCATCGTTACCAGGATTATATCCGTGCTCTGTCTCACGGCTTACTGTTTTAATGTTTGTTGCATTGAACAGCTTGTCATCCTGTGTTCCATGGTCGTCAAGTTTACTTTTGGTAGCAATGTGCTTATCCATAAACTTCTTCTCGTCCTTGGATTTAGGAGTGAACCCGTTCAAGATATTATTGAGAGTTTTCGCCATCTTCGTCCTCTTCTTGTGTATCTAATTCTTCTTTGTCTTTATTGAAGAAGCTCTGAGCTACTTCGACTTTCTTTTGCTGAATGGAGTCATAGATTCTGCCTGCCATCAGTTCATTAAATACATCCTGCATCTTGGCAGGTTGTCCCTCGTAAGCATATCTCACAAGGTCACTCACTTCATATTGTGTTACTGTAGAATCCATCGATACTCCTATTTATTGTTGAGGTTCTGGCGGTGGAGGTGGGTAGTAGATTTGATTGCTCAGCTCTTCTTTGATTTGCTGATCCATCTGCTCTCTATCTTCATCGCTTTGTTTGAAAATGTTAGATCTCATCCAACCATGCGAATAATACTTACCAACGTAGGGAGTTAACTGGGCTGCAACTTGAAGTCTAGAATTTAAGACATCAGTTTCTTTTAACTCTTCATAGTAATTATCTTTTGCATAATCAAACTTTATATATTGGGACATTTGTTTCCAGTCTTCGACTGTAACAATACCCTTCAACACTAACTGCTTTTCAAGACATTTCAAAAATAATGTAGAGAATTTAGCTCTCATTCTGGAGATAAATTTAGCGAACTTAACTTCGTCTCTTGTAATCTCTGTTGCTCTACCAATAGAATATGTTTGTTCTGTTTGTAGTCTTGTAGCTGGAACATTTAGAGATTGGTATAGTTTCTTTTGGAAGTATTCAACATCTTCCATCTTACCTAGATTCTCACCACCTGGTAGTGTTGTAATCTCTGTTCCCTTACCACCTTCACGACGAGGAAGCCAGTAATCTTCCAACATCGTCATAAACTTACGATCGTCTCTTACTTCACCAGTAGTAGCATCGTATACTAATCTGTTCTTATGGCGAACCATCATATCACGAAGATATTGTTCAGCCTTCATCTTTGGTAGGTTACCTACATCGATGTAGAATATTCTTCTCTCTGGTGCTCTTGATATTCTGTAAATAACAGTTGCATCTTCAAGTACTCTTAATTGATTAAGAGGTTTAATTGCTTTGTGCAAGTACGAAATAACCATCGTACCGTTTGTATCCATTAGTCCCGATGTACAGTGAACAATTGCATCCTTGGCTATCTTGACACCAACAGCAGAATAAGCTGCAGCACCACTGCCTATACCCTGTGCATTGTAGCCTTTTTCATTGTATATGTAATACTCTTTTGTAGTTTGTGTGACTACTGCTTCGGATCTAGGATCCTTCTTCTTCTTTTGTTCTCTTACTTTTCTGATCTTTCTTGGATCAATGTTTCTGAGTTCTTTGATCCCCATGCGAGGATTCTTTTCATCAATGATAGCATGATAGTACAATCTACCATCAATATACCATCTCTTGAAAACATCGTAAGATCTATCTTCAAAATTTAAAAGATTCTTAACGTTGTTGAATTCTTGCATGATTACTGCTTTGATATTATCAGCAATCTCTAAACTATTGAGATTCAACTCTACAATCTTTTCATCTGTTTCGTGAACGATTGCTTCGTTGACAATCTCCTCAACAGCTCTATCGATATCAGCTGTCAAAGACATATCTCTATATCTTGTAACTAACTCTGCTTCTGTTCTTGCAGTGCCTTCTAGATCTACATACGTTCCGTAAGATCCACCAGCTGCAACAACAACAGCACCATCGTCATTAGACTGTGGTGCAAAAGAAACGGGTGGCTCCTCAGGAGTAACCCGTTTGAATTCAAATCCAAAAAGACTGGCCATATTTTATCCTATATTAGAAGAGGAGC